CTCGTCGATATGCGATCACGCTCTTTCTGCTTCTTCACACGGAACGTATCCAAGATGTACCGTGCCGCTGTTACCCTCGCACCATCATTGACACCATGCTCCATGACCTGCTGCAGTGTCGTATACGCCTGCTCAATCAGCTGCTTCTCCTTTCGGTCATTGTCCACAATCGGATTGTAGTTACTCGCTACCAGCTCTTGGAAACCTTCATCCTGAAACCAACGAAGAATCGTCTGTCGACTTACACCCAGCTGCCGGGCAATCTCTGATTTGCTACACTCATTTGTCGTCCACAACAACGCTGCTGTCTTGTGCTTCTGCTTGATCTTGATTCCCATCTTTGCTCCTTTCATTGTGATAGTCTGTCAATGCCGTAATCTGTATCTGAATCTCAGGCTCCTGATAATCTGCACAATACCATTTCTGGCCCAGAACCTCAACCACCTGACTGTCATCTTCCCACACTCTAGCACAGTTTATCGCATCAAGCACTAACTTCAAATAGTTATCTACATCCGGCTTCGTCGTCTTCAATACCGCATCACCCTTACCCATGTACTTCGGACGCTTGCAATAAAATCTGCAATACACCGCTATCGCATCCGGCTTGCGAATCAAATACTCCTTCTCCGATTCAATCTGCAACGCTATCTGCTTCATCGCTTCTTTCGTTTTCTTCGGTGTATACGTACGACCATTCTTTGTAAACCTGGGACGACCTTTTGCTACAGGATCCATCTGCACCCTAAACACCTGAATAATACTCGACATTCTCTCTCCTTCACACAACTTACACACTATCAAAGTTTCAACTGTAACGCTATATATTTTTTGGGCTCCCCCCTATATGAAGTTTGTTAAAATGGGGGACCCCCCTTATGCCACTTGCATAAAATATAACAAACGAGCTATACCGTTTAGCAAACTTGCTATATATATGTAACTCGGTCAATATATGTCTGGTGACTTCGTCGAGGTACTGTACAACCATTCAGTATAGGCTACTCCCTCTCCTGGAGAGGACTACTGAACATCTGTACAGTGTTATGTCGCTTCCCTCGCGTGGGCTCGGGTTGACGCTCGCATAGTGCGCGCTGCGGTCCTCTGCTCTGCAGTACGGACCTTGCATATGGAACGAGATAGCAAGGGTTCGCAATGCTCACGGCTATCTCTACACCGATTCGAGTAGATAACTGTACTGGCTGGTAAGAGGGCAATAATCGTCCGGATTATATGTAACTTGCTTATGTTTATGCATCTTCGATAAACGGTTTATGAAACTTCTTATATTTATAAAACATCATAAAAGTTTTATGAAACATTCTTATTTTTATGCACTTTCTCAATCTGTTGTGGTGTTGCAGCTGTCGAAAAACTTTGGAAAAATCCATGTCATCTTTGCAAGTTGTGCACGTTTGGCTGGGGTAAAAAAAAAGTTTTTGAAGTATGTAACAGATGTAACAGTGTAACACCCTCGACTCTACATATCTCTATTCATGTTTTTACTGTTGTCAGCTGTTGTCATAGTGTTGCAGAGAGTCAACAGCAAAAGACAACACCATGCAACACATAACAACAGCTGCAGGATATAAAACATAATGAAAGTTTATTGTTGTGCAGATGCGTTATTATGTTGACACCATACAAAGCTCATGATACTATTATGCTGTGGTCATAAGAGCCACACTACACCACAGAACAGGAAAAAAAATGAAAGAACAAAACACACAGCTGCAGCTCCTTAAAATCTGGCTAGACTCGATTCGCGAGGAAAGAGCACACTGTATTTCTGCACCACAAAAAGAAGAATACGCAAGTATGATAT